TTTGGACAGCTGAAAATGTTGTTGTAGGAGACCTAGTTGTAGGCTCATTATTAAAACAACTAAGAGATACAGGCATAGCTGGTAGAGAAATAATGGATCTTGTGTCTTTAGATGACATAGATGGTCCAGCTAAACAGATAGTAGATACAATGTTAACTGCATTGTTTCAAACTAAAAAAGCTAGACTTATATACTCTGACGAGTTTAGAGCATTAGGTGCCGGTAAAGCTAGAAATAGAGCTATTAATGATGCTGTAACAGCAGAAATGCAAGATGCAAAAGATTCTATACTATCTATACTTAAGATAGCTAAAGATGATCCAGATGACGATTTACTTAATGCGTTGTTTGAAGCATTTTCTATGATGAATAATGTAAATCAACTAGAAGATTTTGATAATTTTATTAGAGTTGTATTATATGGTGGTAAATTAGACCCTACTGCACCTGATCGTACAGGAGCTATTATACGTGGCTTACAAGAAATGATGAGTCATAGTATACTCAGTAGTCCTAAAACACCATTCCGAGCTCTTATGGGTACATCTGCTGCAACATTTCTTAGACCATTATCTACAGCTCTTGGAGCTACATTACGCTATCCATTTGAAGGCGACTCAGCTACAATACGTGCGAGTCTTGCTTCAATGAATGCTATGATAGAAGCTATACCAGAAGGGTTTGAGTTATTTTTTACAAGACTTAATTCTTACTGGAAAGGTGATATGTCTACAATTAAGACACGTTATGCTGAGTTTACTAAAAGTGATGTAAACTGGGAGCTTGTACGTAAGTATGCAGAAAGTGACCGTGCTAGTGCAGGGGACAAAGCTGCATTTTACTGGGCTAATATGATACGTAATCTTAATAATGTCAGCCTATTTACATACTCTACAAAAGTCATGGCGTCGATTGACGACACCTTTGAGTTTTTACTTGGTAGATCTAAGATGAGAGAAAAGGCTATGCGTCAAGTTTTAGATATGCAAGGCAATGGTATTGAGTTACCAGAGATTACACCTGAGTTAATGAGAGCATATCAAGATGATTTTTATGGACAGGTGTTTGACGCTAATCAGAATCTAACAGACGAAGCTACAAAGTTTGCACGTAGAGAAGTAACACTTACTAAAGAACTAACAGGTAAGTTTGCTAAAGGTCTTAACGATGTATTTAGTTCTGTGCCTGCTGCTAGACCATTCTTTCTATTTGCTAGAACTGGTGTTAACGGACTCGAACTTACTGCTAAACATACACCCGGTTTTAACTTTTTAGTTAAAGAATTTAATGATATAGCATTTGCTAATCCTAACAATTTAGATTCTGTAAATAGATATGGTATTTATACTGCTGAAGAACTAGCAAACGCAAAGGCTTTACAAACAGGCCGATTGGCGATAGGCTCTGCTGTTGTTACTTTGGCTGTAAACGCTTGGATGAATGGTAAATTAACTGGTAACGGACCGTCTGACAGACAGAAACGTCAAGGTTGGATAGATGCAGGGTATATACCTAGAACTATTGAGCTTGCCGGTGTACGTGTAGGATATGACTCTATTGAACCTTTTAACCTTATAATGTCTACAATCGCTGACGTAGGTGACGCAAGTGAACTTATGGGAGAAGAATGGACAGAAAGAGAACTACAAAAAATATCATTAGTTGTAGCTCAGGCTATATCTAGTAAGTCTTACCTAGCCGGTATACAGTCATTTGTAGATTTATTCGCCGGTAGACCCGGTCAGGCAGAAAGAATAGTAGCTGCATTGATGAACAATCAAGTGCCGTTAGCCGGTTTACGTAACGAAATGGGTAAATTATTTGTACCACATATGCGTGAAATAGGATCTGGTATCGACCAGTCTATACGTAACCGTAACTTAATAATGGAAACTATAGCAGGCGAATCATTACCTATCAAGTATGATATGTTAAATGGTCAACCTATTAAAAATTATGATTTCTTTACTCGTGCATTTAATGCTGTGAGTCCAGTATCATTAAATTTATCAGTAAGCCCCGGCAGACAGTTTTTATTTGAAAGTGGTTATGATTTACGTATGTCTACATATTATGCACCTGACAGTACAAACCTAACTGACGAACCTAAAATAAGATCTATGTTCCAGAAAGCTATCGGCGATCAGAACCTAGAAAGGCAACTTGATAAGTTAGCTACAGATGCTAGAGCATTAGCATCGTTAGCAGAAATGCAAAAAGATATACGTGATGGTAATAGAGCAAAGTACGATGCGAGAAACTATTGGCATAACGGTAAAATAGATCAGTTATTCCAACAAGCACGTAAAGTAGCTTGGGCTCAGATCATGAATAATCCAGAAGTACAAGAAATTATTGATGAGCAAAAAAATAAAAAACGTGCAAAACTTCTCAAAATGAGAGAAACCACCGACATCCTCAATCTTCCTTATAAATAAATGGCAACAACTTTCGCAGACTATACTGGGGATGGTAATGCAACAAAAGCGTTTTCTTTCCCTTCAATAAAAGAAGCTGATATTAAAGTAGACGTAGATGGTGTCGTAAAAACATCAGGCAGTCACTATAATATAACCAGCTACACAACAACAGGTGGTGGTAATGTTGTTTTTACATCAGGCAACATACCCGCAAGCCCTGCTTCTATACGTATCTATCGTGATACAGATGTAGATTCAGCTAAGGCTACATTTACAGCAGGGTCATCGGTTAAGGCAGCTGACCTCAATGCCAACCATGAGCAGTTACTGTTTGCTGCACAAGAAGAACAAAATCAAACAGTACAAACAAGCGATATAAAAGATGGTGCTGTAACAAGTGCTAAAATATTTGATGGCACTATAGTAGCAGGCGATCTAGCTAGTGACTCAGTTACAACAGCTAAGATAGCTGACAATGCTGTAACAATGGCAAAGTTAGCTGGAGGCACACTACCTACAGACATAACTGTAGCAAGTGCTAACATTACAGATCTTACAATAGCAACAGCTGATATAGCTGATGACGCAGTTACCGCTGACAAATTAGCTAACTCTATAAATACAGAAATAGCAGCTAACACAGCCAAGACTACAAACCAAACTCATACAGGTGATGTAACTGGATCAGTAGCTTTGACTATCGCTGACGATGCTGTTACAACAGCTAAGATAAATAACGACGCTGTAACTACAGCTAAGATTGCAGATGCAGAACTCAAAACTCTTGCAGGCATGCAGTCTGGTACAGCATCTAAACTTGCAGATAGTACAGCTCTTACAGCAGATATAGCCGACCTCAACCAGATTGATGGTATGGCAAAGCAGACTACAATTACAGATGACGACACTAAGTTTCCAACCTCTGGTGCTATTGTTGATTATGTAGCTGCACAGCTAGAACCATTCGGTGGTTTTGAAGCTATAGCTAACGAGGTGTCCTTTCCTAACACACAACCAGCATCTGGTGTTGCTATCTCTATAGCAGACGCAGCTGGCATAGTTGTAAACAGTAGTGGTGTGAGTACAACAGGTCGTACACTTAATGGTACAACTGTTACAATAAACAACATACCTTCTAACTTTCATAGTTCTACTATAGCTACAGGTGTACGTTTTATTGTAACATCAACTGGTTCTAGTCAGACATACAACTATCACAAAGCTACACTACCAGAAAGCGACCTAGTTGGCCTTAGTGGAGACATCAATGATTTCAACGAAAGATATAGAGTCGGCTCGTCGAACCCTACAAGTAATAACGATAGTGGTGACTTATTCTTTAATACAGGCACAGGTAAACTGCTTGTGTATGATGGCACAACATCAGCATGGGAAGAGGCACAGTCAGTAGGTAGTTTTTTTATAAACACATTATCTAGTTCATCAGGAACTGGTGGAGGAAGTGCAACATTCAATGGATCAGCTTATAGATTTACACTTAGTAATGCAGGCACAGTTGCCGAGCAACATCTTGTTAGCATCAATGGAGTCATTCAGAAACCTAATAGCGGAACCAGCCAACCCAGCGAAGGCTTTGCTATTGACAGCAGCGACATTATACTTTCTGCCGCTCCTTCTACTGGTGCTGATTTCTTCATCATCACGATTGGGTCAACAGTAAACCTAAATACCCCTAGTGCAAACTCAGTAACTACAGCAGCAATACAAAACGGTGCAGTTACAACAGCTAAGATACAAGACGATGCAGTTACAGCAGATAAACTTGCAAACTCTATTAATACAGAGATAGCGGCTAACACGGCTAAAACAACCAACGCTACTCACACAGGCGACGTTACAGGTGCTACAGCTTTAACAATCGCATCTGGTGCAGTAACTACAGCAAAGATAGCTGATGATGCAGTGACTGCTGACAAGCTCGCTGACACGTCTGTAAGTGCTGGTAGCTATGGTTCTGCCACAGCCATCCCAGCGATTACTGTAGACGCTCAGGGACGTATTACAGCAGCATCTACAAACTCTATCAACACCTCTACTATACCAGTAGCAGATGAGTCAACAGACACAACTTGTTTTCCTGTTTTTGTTACAACAGCTACAGGCGACCAAGCTCCAAAGACTGGTAGCAATCTAACCTTTAACTCTGCCACAGGAGCTCTAGGTGCAACATCTTACACAGGTGATGGTAGTAATTTAACAGGTGTAGCTTCGGCAGTAGCTGACGGATGTATTTATGAAAACTCACAGACTATATCTAACGACTACACAATATCAACAAACAAAAACGCTCTTAGTGCAGGGCCGATCACTATAGCAAATGGCGTTACATTAACAATACCTTCGGGTAGTACATACGTAATAGTTTAATGGCAATACAAATAAATGGAAATGGTACTATCACAGGTATATCTGCTGGTGGTTTACCAGCTGGCACAGTAACGTCAGCAACTCTAGCAAGTGGTGTTGGAGGTAAAGTTTTACAAGTAGTTACTGGGTCGGCTACCTCTGAAACCTCACAGGGTTTCTCAACAAATGCTTTTGCTGACACAGGATTATCCGCTTCTATTACACCTTCAGCTACTTCAAGTAAAATCTTAGTAACTGGCTATTTATGTTGGTACGCAGATCAAAGTGCTAACGGAAATATTGAATTTAATTTTGCAATTTGTGATGGAAGTAATAATATTTTAGATAGTACTACTGCCAATAATCGAGGTTATAGATTTAATGAAAACTATGATACTGGTGGTAGACATCCAATTTGTTTTTTGCATTCACCAAATACAACAAGTTCATTTACTTATAAAATGAGAATGAACGCACAAAATACAGGTCACTCAGCAAATTTATACTGTCAAGTAAATGGGACAGCAAACAATATTAGCAGACTTACATTAATGGAGATAGCAGCATGAGTTCAATAAAATTAAAACATTCGGGTGGTAACAGCGTATCGCTAAACCCACCTACATCTGCACCTACATCTAGTGAAGTAGCTTTTAAGTTACCTAATGCTGATGGTAGTGCGGGTCAACTTTTAAAAACTGATGGATCTGGAAACTTTGGTTGGGCAACTGACCAAGGTGGAAAGCTCC